CCACCCGGATCGGTACCGCAACAGCCGCTTTTTTCGCTCGCATGGTCATCTCGTAGCCTCCTGTCCCGTCGCCGGGTTGTGTGATGATGCCCTCCATAGTGGTAGCTCGTCGCCCCCGAAACGCCCCGCCGCGATCCGGCGCTTCGTTCAGCAACGTCTTCGCCTTCGCGGCCAGATGCGCCACGGCTACCGGGCCTCCCGTGCGAGCAATCGCGCCGCCCTGATATATAGTCTCAGCACCATCGGCCACTGCTCCCCGATGGAACCGTTCGCCCGCCATGTCCGGTACGCCTCTGCCGCCTGCCGTGCAACGCGTTCGTAGCAGTTCATATCGCCGCCTCCGCGCGCTCGCGCTGGGCACCCACCGCAATATCGGCCTCGCGCAGGGCATTGAACGCCTCCTGCATGTCCCCGCGCTCCCGTGCGGACTGCGCGCTCTGTAGGTTTTTGATTATCGCCGCAGTAACCTGTGCCTCGTGCGCTACCGTATTCAGGCGAACCTGTTCATCGGTCTGTTTCGGCATCCTCGGTGCTGGCATCTGTCATCCTCCTTCCTGGGTCCGGGGCTTCGCGCCCCTCGCCTCTCGTGATTTGTAAAACTTGTGACCGCTTCCCTTGGTATGCGCCACGGCTACCGGGCCTCCTGCGGGACGTAGTATTTACCACGGGGGGCAAATATCTGGCCCCACGGTATGCCCCAGTAATTCATGTCTCCCGTGACAAACCCCGCCGTGCAATCATCGTTGCAGACATAGACGATACGCCCCCTGATCGGTTCGTCCCCAGGGTTCACCACGAAATATCGTTCCGTCCCGTCGTAGCCGTGATCCACCTTTGCCATCTTCTGTCCTCCTCATCGGGTCCGGGGCTTCGTGCCCCTCGCCTACTACATCTATATGCTAGCACTAGCTGGCTAGCGTGTCAAGCGCCACACCTGCCGGTAAGGCCAGATACCCTATATTTATATGGCTTTTATTGGTGTTTTTATGTTAAGTACGTCCTGTCCCTGATTTGGCCGCCGCGACCCGCTCCAGCGCCCCCCGGATGATGCCGTCCACTAGCGCCTCTAGCGTCACGTCCCGATCCACTGCCAGTTTTCGGGTAGTAGTTGCCGGAGGCATTCGGTTCCGCCGACAGCGGAACCTTCCCGGTAACAGTAACGACAGCGTCCGCGTCGTCCATGTTGCTCATGCTCGTTTCCCCCTTTGAATTTTAATCGTACGTCAGCCCGAACGAAGACGGTTTCGAAGCGGAAGCCGGCCGGCGGTTTTCTTCGGCCTTGATCTGTTCGTGGTGCAGTAGTTCACGGCGGGCAAAAAACCCGACCATCGAAATCGACTGGCGCTTTTCGACACAGTATTCGATGTGCTTCGCGGCCATGCCGCGGGCGTGATCCTCGCCGAACCCTTCGCGGTTCAGCCAGACCAGGATCATCAGCCAGAACTTCAGGTCACGTCCGAACGTGTCGGCCGGCGGCGACTCGCCCGGCCGGCGGACCGTGACCGTATCGCGGAACGCTTTCGTTAGGGTATGGGCCATCTTGACCTGTTCCGGGGTCCACTTTTTAGAACGCGAAGCGTGAACCGCGCTTTCGCGCGGAACTCTTACTTCTTCCTCTTTCGGTTTTAGTTCCGTTCCGGAAGATGTATTCAGAGTATCTTCTCTTAAGATGGAGGGGGACAATTTGTCCGGGGGGGGAGGCGGACAATTTGTCCGCCCCACTTGTGGCGTTAGCCCTGGACGCCCCAATATATAGTGATTCGTCAATTGCTTCCCGTTCGCGTCGAATCGCTTTTCAACCCTGACCCATCCCTTCGCCTTCAGCCGCTTAACGATCCGGCGGGCGGTTCGTTCATCGACGCCCACGGTCCCGGCGATTTCCTTGTCGGACGGGAACCCGTGCGACCCGTGTCGGGCGATTTCAGCGACGGCCAGACGTTCAGCCGCGTCCAGGTTTGATTTTAGAAGCGTTGACGTTAGGACAACGGCGTCCAGGTCGGGCGATACTTGCCCCTTCACGATTCGCCGTCGGCTTCCCGTTCGAACGCCATCAAGGCGGCGTTCTCCCGGTTCATGGCGAACAGCCGTTCAATCGTTTCGGGTTCGACGTAGAAGGGATCGCCAGGTTGAATCGGTACGGCCATCATGGCATCGGTACAGCCCGCATGGGCCGCGCCCTTGTCCTGTTCCCAGTCGATCAGGTCGCCGATCTGGTACGGCTTTTCGCAGAACTTACACTTCCCCGCATACTTCGACGCGAATCGCATAGAACTACCCCCTTTGAAAAATTCCGACACGGCCCCAGGGGGTCGGGCAAATAACCCTTATCCCGGACGCGGCACCTCGTAAGGCCCCCGCGCGTCAAAGTTCAGCCGTGTCTTTTTAGGACTCCGTCCAGCGCCTGAATCATCGCGGGCGTAAATACCGTATGCGTTCGCCCGTCGCGCAACTCTTTAATAGGCCGTATAATCATTGATCGGCTGATTAAGCACACACAGGGCCGGGGAAGGGCGTACCGCTGACACATGGCCTCTGTTGTCATCCCGCCCTCCAAACCCCCGGAAACCTCGTGTATACACGTACTGCCGGGGATGCTGGGGGGCGGTTGCGGACGGCGCGCGGGCGTTCTGGCCATGCTCCCTGTATACAGGAGCGCGGCCGGGATGTCAAGTGGCGTTGCTGATTATCGCGTAATTGTACGTGGATGTGTCCGTATTGCCCGCCGCGACGGTGAACCCAACCCCGGCCGTGATCGTCTGCAGGAACGGGGCCCGAGAAATCGTTCCGCCCACGGTGTTGAGCGACATGCAAACCGTGTCCGTGATCGCAATGGACGTATTCGCCACAGACACGGCAACCGCGCCGTTCGCCACGAACGTCCCGCATTTTCCGTTTGCTCCTTGTTTCAGCGTGAGCCCGGAGGTTGCCGCGCCCGCGACAAGGGGCCCTGTCATCGTGGAATCCGTGAAGGCTATTATTTTTCTCGTCGGTCCGGTCTTGATCGTGTAGTAGAGAATGTCTCCGTTGTTGACTTCTATCGCGCCAGCCTCCGGAGTTCCCAGGACAACGGCCCCGGACTGCGTGAGTTTCAGCGGAGCCGTCGATGCCGCGGCTGTGCCGGCTTTGATGTGTAAAAAAGCGGACGGGGCGGTGAGACCCACCCCGATTGCCAACCCCTCCTGAAAAACTGTTGTCCCATTTATCACCGTCTGCGGTGTGGTCTGGTCAATCAACAGCACCGGAATACTCTGCGCTGTCAGCGTCAAGCTGTCCTCCGGTGCCCGTCTCAGTGTATGCGCCGGGTTCGTTGGACATAATACCGACGCCGGGGGGTTGGACGCGTCCGATATTTCCTTCCACGCGACGCAATCTTCGCAATAAACAGAAAAATTATAAGTAATCATAGTTAAGCTGTCCTGCCCCACGCGCCGCGAACGGATGCGTTTGTCGCCGCGCTCCCGGCTTGCCGTCGAAGCTCTACCGCGTATTCCCTGACGGCGTTCGCCGGTGTGATCGTGCCGGAGTCGTAGATCGTCGGCGTCGTGGACGCCACGGTCGATGTCAGCAGGGCTAACTGCGCGGCCGTGGTGATGTCGTATATCCGGAGTTCAGCGTAACCAGTCGCGCCCGGAGTCGTCGCCCACATACTCGCGGTAAAAACGAAGCCCTGGGGGAACATCGCCAGCAAGTTTACCTTGAAACGCGTGATTTCCTGGAACGTGGTCGAGTTGGTCTGATCCAGTCCCGTCTGGAAAGCCGTCGCGATCGTCGGATGTGCGACCGCGTAGGCGACTTCGGCGTCCGTGTTTGTCGCGTCCACGGGAAGCCCGTTCGCGTTCGCTTGAAGTATCTTTCCATTCGTCGCCGTGGATGTATGATCCGGCGTCGACGTGATCGAATGCTGTCGGGCGTGACTGGCCGGGATCAGCACAGCAAGCGCCGCGTCGATCTGGGGATGGGTGTTCACCCCGATATCGGTCAGGTTGAAATGGGATCCGCCGCTGAACATCCCGTCCGCGACATGGTGTTCCCCGGTCGCCGTTAATTCCATATTCGACGCGCCCGACAGTTCCCAGACCATATCGACCATGTGTTCGGCGGTCCCGGTCAGCGCCATCATGGACGCGCCGAAGTTGTTCGCTTCGCTGTAACTGTCGGCGGTCGCGGTCAGTTCCATCAGCGACGATCCGGACAGCGACGGCGTCGAATTCTGGGCGGTCGCGGACAGCGACATGATCGACGCGCCAGAACACGCGATCGGCCCGGACAGCGCGGCGACGGCCGACAGAACCATGATCGAATTGCCGAACATTTCAAAAACCGTTCCTTCGTACGGGCGAAGGGAAACACCGATGAAGCTGTATTCGGCGAATGCGTACGACGGCCCGGGGTCGTTCGCGGTCATCAGGACTGAACCCGTCGCGCCCGGAATCGTGAATCCGAAAGCCTGAACGTTTAGGGCGTTTACTCCCCCGGTTCCGTTCTGCGCGTCTTGCCAAACTTGACTTACAGGCGGAACGACTCCGTAATCTCCGGTTCCGATTCGTCCGGACATGGCGACGAACACCAGTTCGCCGACGTTGGTCGGTACGTCCAGCGTTGCGTCCGGCGCGATCGCGGTTGTCACCCCGGACGCCGTGACGTACGAACCGAATGGCCCGTCCTGGTCGATCATATCGAACGACGACGCGCAAACGATAAGCGCCGCGGTCGTCCCATTGGTAAGCGTGATCGTTCCGGTGACGTTGGCCGCGCCGACCGGCGGCGCGACCATGTACCAGACCGCGTCGTATTGGTAATCGGCCGACACGTCCCCCAGCAAGGTTAACGCGACCCCGCCGTATTGAATGTCGCTGGAAGCGACCGGGTTCGGTGTTCCGTCGAAGGTGTTCGCGTGTACCGTTACCAGCAGAAGGCGGGCGGTCCCCGCCGGCGTCGCGTGAGCGAACGGGGTTATTGCCGCGGACGGTCCCGCGACGATTTCCTTCCCGATCGTATTCGACGCGAACGCCGGCATGGTCGGTTAGCTCATCGTCAGGATGATCGATCCGATCGGGAACTTCAGCGTCTGGTTTATCGCCGTGACCCGCGCCACGTCCAGGGCGCCGCGGCAAAGCTGGTTTGCCCCTCCACCGACGGCGTCCTTGATCGCGAACCATCCGATCGTCCCCCACGCGGGCGCCGTGATCGTCGGGAAGGTCGCGACAGGGTCGTTCGACGTGATCCCGTCCGTCGGGGCGATGAATGTCATCGCCTGACGTGCGTACGAACCCCCAGCGGTCGCTTCGGTTCCGGAGTCGTCCCCCAGCGGATCGGTCGAATAAAGACCGATATACACCGCCGCCGGCGGGACATACGCCACGTTTGAGAACGCGAAGTCCAGCAGGATATTCGCCAGGTAGTCCGATATTTGGGCGTTGAACGTCAGTTCGACGTCGCCGATGTTGACGTAATCGGTTTCGCCGGTGTCGATGTTCAGGGCCGTCGTGAACTGACCGAACGCCATCAGCACCCCGCCGACACCGACGGCGTCCTTGATGCCCCAATGCGTTACGTTGCCCCAGGGCGCCAGCGCGGTTGGGTACGTCAGCAGGGCGTCGTTCGCGATGACGCCGCCGGCCGCGGCGCCGAATGTGATCGCTTGCCGGACGTATGCGCCGCCCGACACTTCGACCCCGGAGTCGTCGACGGCAGGGTCGGACGTATACAACGCCAGGTAACACGTCGCCGGCGGGACGTATGCCGTGTTACGGAATACGTGGTCGATCAGCGCGTTCTTCAGTACCGTCGAAAGCTGGGCCATGTCAGTTACCTCCGGATGTAGTTTTAGACTTTTTCGGGAACCGCGCCTGGACCCCTAGAGTCCCGGCCCATCCCCCGTTTATCTGTCCGATCGCCGCCTTTCCAGACCATCCTGTCGCCCATTCGTACGTCGGGCCGGCGTTCCAGGCGAACGCGGACGGGCTGACCGTGATGTCCCCAGCGATTCCTAAAGGATAAAATTCCGGCGGGCATGATCCGGAAGGCGCGAAGGTCGGCGTCGACGCGCTGTCCGTCGACCGCGTCGTCGATATCTCCCCCGTCATTATACCTTCGCATCGCTTTTCGATTCGTCCGTCCGGGAACTGCGTCACCGTCCAGCCCGCGGAACACTTGAACTGTTCGATTTTAGATTCAAGTTCCCTGACGTGCTTCGCCTGAAGCGTATATGCCAGGGTCTTTTCGGCCAGCTTGTCAGCGCTGGTCTTCTGGGCGGTCCGCGCTTCGGTGATGCGGGCGCAAGACTGGAGCAGGGACGCGGACAGCGCCAGGATGACCGTCCCGGCGATCCCCCAGGACCAGCGCCCGATCGCCGTCTTCAGCCCCGCCTTCGCCAGATAACTTCCGATCGTCTTCATTTTCCCCCCTCGTAAATTGTCGCCGACAGCGGCGAATATGTCCCGTCCTTCTTTCCCATTTCATCCATGCGCTTTCGGGCCGCGTTGAAACATTCCCGCTGAATCCGGGCGTATTCTTTATTCGCTTCCTCTCCCGCTTCCTGCGAATCGGCCCCGCCGCCGCAATAATAAAACCGCGCGAAGTAAAGCATGAACTCCCGGCGCCTGGTCGGATCGGCAAGGCAGAAGCTTTGCATCGCCCGAAGGAACGCCGAAGTCCCCTGGGCGTATCCCTGGGCCGAATCCCGAAGGCACGGGTTCCCGTAACATTCGCGGTTCGCCCTGGGGTTGTCGTGTCCCAGTTCGTTACCTTCCGGTCCGAATTCGTGCATCGCCAGCGCCCGAAGGAAGGTTTCCCCCCAGAAATTCAAGGCATACGTTTTGGAGATTTCCGCGATGATGATCGCGTCCTTCGCCATGCGCTGTTCGTACGGCGACGGCCGGCTGACCGTTGCGGCGGGCATCAGGGCGACGATCAGCGCGATCGCGATCAGGCGCATATTTCCGCCGACCGGGCGACCAGTTCGCGATACAGAACGAACGTCCCGGGGCGATCGTCGCGCCATGTTTTTTCCCGGTCCGGTTCTCCCGGATTCAACGGGGGAAGCGTACCGTGACACCATAACCGGAATCCCCGCGCCGGGTCATTCATTACATATCCGGAGAATATCGCCTTCCGGTTGACGAACTTCTCCTTGTCGTCCGGCTTGCCGTGGATCGGGTCCAGCGCCCAGGGGGTACAGAACCGGCCGCGGCCGTTGTAAGCCCAATAAGCTTCTTTCAGGGCGTCGTCATCGATCGCGCCGTTCACGACGAACGAAGCGCCGCCCATGCGTTCCCGTAGGATGTGGGCCGCGACCAGGCAAGCGCCGCGGAAGTCGCGGTCCAGGTCCGGATCCCCGCGATATCCGTATTTCGCGTATACGCCCAGAACATAAGCCCTAATTTCCTTTACCTGTTGACCGGACCCGGGAGGGTCGACCGCGAACGGGCCGGCGCCCGGTTCTTGCCCGCGGCGGGCAAGGTCGACTTCCCGCTTATGAATCGGGGGAAGCACGATCCAGGGCCAGGGTCCGACCGCCTTCGTCGCGAATGCATAGTCTTCCCGGTTCGCCTTGATCGTTTCGATTTCGTGGTCGGATAAGTAGAATGCAGGGACCGCCGTAGCCTGGACGTGGTTTTCTCCCGCCGTCGCCCCGGACCGCGCCGATCCGTCGTACTGCCGGCGTCCCCGTATTAAACCCATGAACCAGTCGATGATCGTTTTCAGCACGTCGTTACTTCCCCTTTCGTAATTAATCCATGCCAGCGACACGAATGTTCGTCGCCGACAACGGCGATCGAAGGTCGAACGGTCATCGCGTCAAAGTCGCCAGCGTTTTCCACGGCCCACGTCCTGAAGTCGAACCGGATTTTATGCATCCGGCATAACGGACAATCGAACAGCAAGACGCGCCCGTCTAGTATCTTGGGGTTCAGTTCGCGAAGCTTCATTCCTGCACCCTGGGCGCCGGCGCGGCCGGCGGGGTCTTCCAGATTTTCATGCCTTCCTTCCCCGCGTGTACGCCGCCCACGATCCCCAGCGCCCCCAGCAACGTCATCCCGACGTCCTTCAGGATTTCCAGACGGGTCGGATCGTATAACGCGATCGCAAGCGTCGCGATCCACGCGGCGAACAGCCCGACAATGATGTAATTATGCAGATTGTCGGACAGCAGAGCGTTCAACGTCATCACCGCTTCCGCCGGTCCGATCCGTTCCGCCGGTTCTTTTTCGCGTACCCGTTAATTCCCAGACGGTCGCATATCAAGTCGACCTTTTTGTCGACCCGGATGAACCCCGACGACAGCCAATACGACCACGTCAGCCCGGCGGCGCCGGCTACCCCGCAAACATACTGTTCCCAGGACATGACCTTTCCCCCTTATGTTCTCGCGACCAATTCCAGAACGGTCCGGGCTTCCCCTGAATCGTCCCCGATCGATACGCGGTGATTAACTGCTACGACAACGTAATTCTGGTTTACGGTAACAGCCTTCGGCCCTGTTCGCTGGATAAAAAGAACGTTAACCGCGTCCCCCAGTTCGACATGGGGCATGATCGGAAGTTCTATCGTCGTCCATGTAAGCGCCGTCCTGTTCTCCGAAAGAACCAGGGCCGCGATGTTCCCAGCCGTCCCGGTGTCGAATATGTAGGCGCTTTGAATCGGAAGGATCGTCTTCCTTTCGGGATCCTGCGTTACATCGACCCCGAACATCCACGGGGACGACGAGAACGCCGCCGTCGTCGCCTTGATCGTTCCGCCCGGATAATAGGAATATATAACCGGCTTCAGGGCATGACGGCGAACGATACCGGAATAACTCCCGGCGCTGGCGATCGTCAAAGGGTCGACCGGGGAAGACAGTTTTATGAAATGCTGAACCGTTGATATGTTGCGGGCCGTGATCGAATATACGTCCTGGGCGGACTCCGTCGCATCGTTGATCGGAACTTCGACGGCCCCGATCGCGGTCGGACCCCCGCCCAGTTCGTATGAAACTGATTCGCGCATTTCCGAAATCACATTCGCCCGAAGGGTCGCCGACGGTTGGGCCGACCCGCCGCCGACCGCGGGGTTCAGCTTCCAGACCGACATGATCCGGGTTCCCCCACACCATGCCGCGATGTAGCGTCCTTCGGTGAACAGCGCCGAAATTGCCATCCCGGAATAATGGTTCGGGAATACCCCGCCGTTACCGGCCGCGCCCAGCAATTCCTGACCGCCCAGACCGCCGGCGTATCCCAGCGACACGGGCGTCGCGTTGTTTACGCCGTTCCAGCTTTCCAGCGTCGGGGGATCCGTCGCTGGACCCTGTCCGGCGTTGATGAAGTAAAGCCTCCCCTGGGCGACCGCCGCGGCGCCGGCCGAATAGGTTTTATACCCGGCCGCGGGGAACGTCTTCGACGCCCATGTCGACGACGTGTCCCAGCGGCAAAGCGTCCGTTCCCATGCCATCGGGTAGTCCCAAGCCTGATAGCCCGAATACGACGTCGCCGCCCCGGTAATCCATAAAACGTAATTCGCCGTCGTGTCGTCGAATACGATCCGCGTGATAACCGGGTTCTGACTGTTCACGGTCGGAAATACCGCGCCCATACTTACCCGCGCCGTGAACGCTTCGAATCCCTCGTACCAGCGAATAAGTTCGTGGTCGCGGGCGTACCAGATTGTCGCCCTGGTCGGGCCAGGCACGACGACCATGTCCCGGATGTTATATGCGTCTTCGCTTCCGATGTATTCCGGAAGGGCGAACATCCGGGCCAGGGAGAACCGCCAAAGATAGTGCGTTATTTTCGCCGACGGGCGCGTGTTCCGCGTAAGCGGTTTATACCAGACGTATATATAATTCGACGCCAGAACAGCGCATTCCGCGACGCAAAACGTCCCAGGCGGGTTCAGTTCAAACCCCCCGGCGACCGGCCAGTTTCCGTTCGGGATGTATTCTTCGTATGCGTTCCCGTTCAGGAATTGCCAGGACCGCGCCAGAGCAAGCGGGGAATTCGTGATCGTGTTTGTGGACGTCCACGGCCAGCCCGGGGCCGTATCCGCTTCCCTCATGTGCAAGTTCGGCCAGCATCCCCCGGCAAAGAATACGCGATATCCTGAAGGGCGTTTCGCGTTCACGTTATATAAAAAGCATTCGTTGTCGTACGGGTCGTACTGAATGTACCCCGGCGGTTGACCGTGCGTGCCTGGAAGCTGTATTATCGAGTTCTTCGCGGCCAGGGTTTCGTTGTCTGAATGTCCGATGTAATGGACTCCGACCCGCGAAGAAAACGGCGTCTTCACGTCCCACACCGAAAGATTATCCGTCCCCATCCTGAAAATCGAAGTCGTACCGGGCTTGTATTGAATAAAGTTCACATCCGGGAACCAAAGCTTTCGAGTCGCGACGACGTCGAAGAACATCGAAAACTGAATCGGCGGAATAACAGGAGTCGTAGATAACATTGTCCCGCCTACTTCCGACGCCCGGTTCGCCCGGTACGCCCGAAGATCGACGTTCGGAATGTTCGCCTTCCTGACTGGATAGAACTGATTCGCCCGTTCAGTCGACCGGATTAGCCCGTCGTTGTCGACGTATGTCCCCCGTTCCCCGTTCGCGACCATCAGTCCGTCGATAACCGACCGCGCCTTGTCGTCGGGAGAGAATACGGGGATCGTCGCCATGTTCTTCCCGGTCGCGACCAGTCCGGAATTGATGTTCGCCAGGTTCGACGACAGTTCGATCGCGTCCGATATGCCGATTTCCCGGCGGTATGTGGTCACGTTCTTTTCAAACATACTTTTTTCAGTTCGGGACCGAAGCGTTATCGACATATTCCGCGTGATCGGATCGAAGTCCGCCTGGTCGACGGCGAACCAGCCTTGCTTAACCAGTTCCCCGTTGATTCCCAGCCATACCATTATTTCGGGCGTCACGTCGAACGAAAGCTGTCCCGTCGACGGCTTCGTAAAGTCCGCCTTTGTGAACGTCAGGTTTTGGTTTTTCATTTCCAGAGTTCCGGTCCGGGCCGTGATGGACGACAATTTAACGTCCATTTGATGCGCCAGTTCGAACGACTTTACCGACCCGGTTACGTCTTCGCGCCGATACAGTTCGACTTCGCAAAGCGCCGCGCATGGCTGACCATATGAATCATTTATGTAGACCATGATGAACGCCGCGGTCAGGTTGCTTTCGAATACGATGTCGACGACCGACGGCCACGACGCGACTTTCGTCGTGTCCGCCGTGTTCGCCGGCCGGATCGTAATCTGGTTCGACGTCGCCGTACCTGTGACCGACGTCACCGATCGGCCGTTATATAATTCGAACGCTTCGACCCGCTTGATCGCCGTATAAGGAATTTCCGTCCAGGGACCGCCCGCGGTCGGTCCGGTCAGTATTTTCAGCCCACCTATCCCCATGTATAACGGCGAACTGTTTGAGTCCCCGTTTACCGGCCCATACAGGATGATCCGTCCGACTTTCGCGACCGTCGGCCCGAACGCGATCCATTCCGGGTTCGTGCTGGGGTTCCCATCCGACCGCCACGTCCCGCCGCCGATGAAGTTTTCCGGTCCCAGGGCGGGCGGGTACGCGCCCGGTCCGGTCGTCCCGAACTGGTTTATATGGGTCCGGTCCCCGTCGTTCAGCGCCGACACCGGCCATTTTATCCCGTCATACGTCGACGTAATGGCGGGGACCGTGTAGGACACGGGAAGGAATAGTTCAACCATTTCGTCAAGCCCGAACACGCCCGACTCCCAGGATGTCTTGAATGCGGCTGTAACCGTTCTCACGACCCGAAGAACTCCATTTCGTACTGCGCCCGATTCACGAACCCGGCCGGCATCGTGACCGCGACTTCGCGCATCGCGACCGCGACCGCGGCCACCCGGTACGTTACGAAAACCGGATTCATATTCGGAAGCCCGGGCGGTTGAAGCGATAGCCATCGGCCGACGCTGTTGTATTTCAGAACGGGGTATGATGTCGTCCCGACTTTCGAATCCGGGGCGTACGTCGCATACACAGCGAAATCCCGGACGGTCGCGTACGTTTCCCCCTGCCCCAGCGCGTTACACCGAAGCGCCGAAGCTTTCAGGAAGGAATTGTCCGGAAGCTGAATAAGCGTCGCTGAACCGGGATACCCGACTTCCTGCCAGGATTCGAATACCTGTACCCCGTTCAAGTCGGATGGAATAAATAAAAGCGGGGTATCTTCGATCAGCAGGAGCGAACGAAGCTGGTTCCACATTGTCGACGTCATATTCCGCGACGACAGCCTGAACCCCGGACGATTCCGCGACGTTGTCGCTTCCTGTATTTCTCCCAGCAGACCGCGTTCCGTCGACGTCAGCCGTTCATCGGTGATCGTCATCTGTCGCGGGTTCTGGTCGAAATAGGCTTCCTTCCCTGGGCGCCCCAGCCTGAACTTGTTGATCCATGCCATCAGGCGCCCGCCAGTTCAAGGTCGTAACGGGTCTGGTCGACCTGCCCGCCCTGCATGATCGCCGGGATCCGGTTCGCCCTTACCGCGTACCCGGTCGTCGAATATGAAACGTAAAGCGCCGCGACAGACGGAAGCGCCGGCGAGAACGTCAGGATTGAGTCGGAATGCCAGGTGTTCGGGTTCGACACGCGGGACAGGTAATCGATCCCGCCCCCCAGTCGTCCGCCGGACGTGCTTCCGGCGCTCATCAGAGCGATCAGCTTTACCAGCGGCGCCGCGCCCGCGGCGTACCGAAGACGATCGGCCAGCAGAATCGAATTGTCCTTCAATTTCAGGCTGGTCGTCGTCTTCGGAACCGTCCGCTGTTGCCAGTTTTCCATGACGATTCCGGCTTCGCCCGTGAACGGTTCGAACACCAGGGCGACGTCGTCGATCGCGATCAGCGCCCGAAGCTGGTTCCAGAATGTCGGCGTTATGTAATTGCCCGGGATCCGGACCGGGGACCGGCCGGTCGCCAGCGTGACGTCGCAAAGCGACCCGTCCGCGGCCCTGAACTGGTCGGCGATCCGGCGGTCCGTCGGGTTGTATTGGGTCGGGTTGATCGGGAAGGTCGCTTCCGCCCCTGCCCGCCCCAGCTTGAACGCGGTCATAAGGGCCACTTTATGCCAGTCCTAGTTCGCCCCGGGATCCTATGCTCCGGCGTTGCGCCCGGATAAGCTGCCGTTCAGCGACGACCGCCCCGTGGAAATGGTTTACCGTTGTATTCCCGCCGGACGTCGCCGCGGTCGCCGCCGCGGGCGTCACCTTTTCCCCGCCGTGCGCGACGATGATTCGCGGCCGGCCTTCCGGGCCCGCAACGTACCCGCCAAACTGCTTCGATTCGCTTTGACCCCAGAGTCCCGCCAGAAGCCCCAGGATACCGCCGACGATTCCCCCTTGCTGGAACCCGCCCGCGGTCGACCCGGCTACCGATACCGCCCCGCCTTTGTTTCCGCCCGTACCGCCCGATCCGCCGACGACCCAGTCCAGGACAGCTTTAACGGCCTTCTGCGCGACCAGTCGTTCGGCCTCATCCCTGACCGCGTTGCAGAAGTCCTTCCACGCGGCCCGGGCCTTCGTCCCGCCTTCGCTAAATGCCCGGGGAAGACGCAGGGCGAAGTCGGTCATCGGCCCTTCCAGAACCCGAAGGTTTTCCCGCCATACCCCGCGGACTTCCAGCGCGGCTTTTTCTTCGATCGCCCGCCGGCGGTCCGCGTATTCCTGATTCAAGGCTTCGCGCTCCTGAAGGTATTCCAATTCGCTTTTCGCTTCCTTCTTCAGCTTCGCATTGCTGGCGATAAATTCAGAGTTCAGCGCGTCGATTTCGATCCGGGCCTTCGCGCGGGGGTCGGTCGCCCTGACCGTTTCCAGGGACCGGCGGGCGGTCGCCGCCTTCGCCCATGCCGCGTTCATGCGTTCTGTCGCCGCGGCGCTTTCCTTTATCGCGTCGGTGTCATCTTTATACCCACCTTTGACCGCATTTAGCACCGTTTCCAACTGCTTCAGCGCAACGATTCCCCGAAGGTTCGATATTCGCAGGGCGTCTTGATAATATTTATTTTTGTCCAGCCCCCATATTGCCTTTTGATTTTCTTGTCGCGTCTGGGCGCTCGTTTGTAATGCTTTCTTGTCGGCGACGTCCTTTTCCAGCGCGGCGACTGCGACGGCCCGTTCCGCTGGAACCAGTTTAATCAGGGAGTCATATAAATCCCGGCTTGCTCCGGTCAGTTTCGCGCCCGCGCGTTCGGCGTCCTGGTACCCCTTCAGGAGTTCATTGTGTGCCTGGAAGTTCTTTTCGTTTTCCTCGCGCATCTTCCGCGTGGATTCGGTCGCGCCCTTATAAACGAACCCCAGCGCCCCGATCGCGGCGATAACCGCCATGACCGGACCCGTACCGATCGCCATCGACCCGAACAGCGACTTTATTCCGGTAGTCATCAGCACGACCGCGGACTGCGCCCGTTCAAATCCCGGTATGGTCTGGGACAGGATCAGCTTCGACATTTCCTTCAGACCGACCGATTCAAATTTTCCGCCGGCCGTTTTCCCCAGTCGTTCATGGGACCGTTCGACTTCCGTCAGTCCGCCGGCGACCTTCTTCAGTTGCGCCGCCGACGCATCGGCCTGACTTACGGATACTTTTATATTCGCGTCGGTTTCAGCCACCGGACACCATCCTTCGAATCGCGTCCCGGTTTTCTCCGGACCGCGTTTCCAGGTCGTGACGAAGCTGGACCCGCCGGTGATCCTGGACCGCGATCAGCGAACAGGCTTCGACGATGTCGTCCGGAAGGGACAGGAGTTCAGCGATCGACATTTCCAGCCAGTCCGCCTGATGCTTCAGGTTCAGGAATGCGACGGCGGGACCGCGGGGTTCCCGTCCCATGTCGACGTCCCTGAATGCGTCATTGATGTTTTTTTTAGTTCCGCCAGGTTTTCGGAATGCTTCTTCAGCACGTCCTGAACGATGATCGCCGACAGGTCCGCCGGCCAGGGGTCTTCCGCGTATTCATCGCCCAGCGTTTCCAGAAGCGTCCACGAAAACGGCTGAACCTTCCATCCGGTCCCGTCTTTCAGTTCGATCGTGAAGCAAAAAGTTTCAAGGCACCACCGGCAAAGCTTCCGGGGATCGATCGACGCCTGGGAACCGACTTCGGCGCCCGGATCGACATCGACCAGGAACGACCAGGAGAACTTATCCGCGGCCGTGACCCGGGTCCGGTAGTAAACCCGGACGGCCCCGTTCGCGGACTCGTAAACGGCCGTCGCCGCCCCGGGGACCGCCTGGGACGGCCCTTCTTGCCGTGTATACACGGGTTTTAAGGCGGGGTCTGGGGTCCGAACGACCCCAGACCCGGCTTCCATGTGTCGGGCCTTCTGGCGCGTTATTTCAAGCCCAAAGATTTGCATCAGAACGGCGTCGCGACGCCGTTGATGAACTGGGCGACCAGGTTCCGGTTCGTGAACGCATAAGCGTTACCGCCCGCCCCGATCATCCCGGTGTCCGGCAATCCGGCGCCCGTGAACCTGACGACGACGACCCCGGTCGGGTAGTCGATTTCGGCCGCCCGATAGAACAGCCGCGGCATGAGATACCGGAAGGAAAACGGGACCGCCAGAAGCGCCCCTTCGTCGAACGTCTGGGCGCTGGTAATCAGCAGTTCAAGTTCCGACTCCGTCAGCGTCGACGGGCTGGCAAGTGCCAAAAACTTGTTGTATTCCGTTATGCTGATGAATCGCGCTTCGATTTCAGCGGATACTTCCATCCCTTCCGACCAGATGTCGCAAGAGAAATTCGTGTCGGACCGAAGCACGGCGTCCGCGACCACGTGGTTTTTGATCGAAATCTTCGCGTTCGTCACGTCGTACACCGTGGATCCGCCGATCATAACGTCCGGCTGGGCGAACATCAGCGGCCGAATGGTCGGGTAGCAGTCCAGAACAGGCGACAGGTTCGGCGCCGGGTTCGCAGGAAACAGCCCCGTCCAGTCCTGTTCAAGCCTGAAAAACTCCCCCTTCACGCCGATCAAGTCGGTCGTGTTCGCGGCGCATCCGATGAACCCCTTCTGGCCGTTCCCGCTGTTGTCCCACCAGTCGAAAAGCTGGGGCGTCGCGCCCGACATCCTTTCGAAGTTGTGGGCGTGAACCGCGGCGATACCGTCCCCGGACACCGTGTCGTTCCCGAATGCGGCCAGATGCAGAAGCCCGAACGTCGCGGTCGGTTCCAGTTCGGCGTTCGACTTCTTCCCCTGGATCGACCCCTGACCCTTCGTCGCTTTCGTCGGGGTTTCAGCCTGGGCGGAAATGCCGGCCGATTCCAGCGGCGGCTGTTCCGGGGTCCACGACCAGGGCGGAAGGAACCGGAACGAGTTCGTCGGCGTCATAAAGTCCCCCGACGTCGCCGGCGGGGTTGCCGGTACTGAAAGTCCCCGCTTCGCAAATCCTACCGGCCGAAGCCGGCCCGTTACTATCGCCATGTGATAACCCTCCTGTTTTAGTGAACCAGCGTATCAAGGAAGCGGAATTCAGCCCGCGCACCTTTCGCCAGCGCTTCGTCGGTCGTTCGCCCATATTGCATATAAGGGGAAAATACCGTCGGCCCATACTTGGAGTCGTACCAGAAATTATTATTAACCAGGTAATTGTTCGAAGGATTCGCGCCCGTGCGATCGTTCAGGGCGTTGTTCGAAAACAGCTTCGAAAGGCAAGCGTTCGCCCATAGAAGCTGTCGGGCCATCGATCCGCGATTGTTGCCGGCGACAAATATATATATAACGACCGTCTGCCAGATGTCATATTTGGCGTTCGTGTTTAGCTGTTCGTCCGCGTTCAGCGGTTCGACGACCGCGGCCGGGAACTGAAACGTCGTCGCCCCGGGTTCACTTCCGATCGGAAGCGTGTATTTGAAGACGTTCAGCCCGGGAACGTACAGTTCGATCAGCCTGACGATTTCCGTCAGCCGGTCTTCCATGAATTCCGGTACGCTCGTCAGCGTCGTTTGAACTGGCGCCGTGTTCGGCATTACCCGACCCCCAACATCATCTTCATATCGCGTTCCATGCGGTGGACGTCGCTTTCGACGTACGGCTTGAACGGCCCCGATCCTTCCAGGTACGCGACGAACATCTCCGGGATCATGGCGCGATCCGCTTTGTCCAGGAACATCGTCGGCCTGGTCTGCCAGTTGAAATGCGCCTGTTTCAGAAGCGTTCCGAATTCCGCGGTCTGGGCGCCCAGTTTTTCCCACCATCCGAAGGAATCCCGAATCGTCAGCGACGATTTCAGTTCGCCGGTTCGAACCATCAGGTGATCTTCGAACCCGTCCCGGCGCTTCTGGGCCATGTATTCCGGGGACAGTTCTTTCCAGCGTACTTCCCCAGAGTCCAGGGACAGCCCGGACTTTTCCATTCCGATCGATGCTTCAAACTTGTCTTCGTTGTGGGCCAGCCACTTGTTGATGATGACGTCGAAGACAGGCAGGAAGTTCCGAAGCTTACCGGCCAGGCGCTTGAAATATTCGCGATTGCGAATCGTAAGCGTGACGCGGAATCCGCCGACTGGCACGTTATCGCCTGGTCTGATACCGCTGAACGTTGGAAAACGATCCGACCGCGGCGCCCGGTTCTTTTTGCTGGCCGCGGCGGGTATATACCCCGTCCCGAAGTTCGACCCCGCGCTTGTAGAAGCGTTCCGCCAGCTTGCCGAAGTTGGTCGTTACGACGTCGATGTTTGTCGACTGACCGGCGGCGCTGGACGCGAACCGATGGGCGTATTCGTCGGCCCTCCGTTCGTTGAACGCCCATCCGACAAATTGCTTCAGGGCGTCCATCAGGGCGTCCGACATCAACAGCATCGCCGCGTCTGCCCGGTCCGCGATCGTCGACCCGGTCGCCGGCGATCCCGTGCAGACCTGAAAAGCGTTGACGATGAATTCGTAATACTCCGAATCGGCGTACCAGTTGAAGTTATAGGTGACTTCCAGCAGGGCGCCCGCCGACGGCGCGGACCCGAATATGATCTGGCCGTTCGCGGCGTTGACCGTGTACTTCCCGGCCCCGGACCCGAACACGATCGCGGTCTTGTTCTGGTATACGCTCATATTCGGTACAGGCACGGTTCCCGTCGTTACGATCGGGTAATAAACGGTAGTGAATAGCGTGTTCGTCCCGTTGATCTCGCCCTGGGGACGCTCAAGCCTGGACGTGCAAGTCCTGGACGTCCCGGTGTCCCCGACCAGGGACCGGCATTCGGCGATGAAGTCCGCGGTCGACAGTACGGACATTACGGCTTTCCCGCGTTGTAAAGCGACAGCATTTGCGCGTCGGTGAAGTGCACAGGAGCAAGACCTAAAGCGTCCACGGACGCAATTAGTCCCTGGGTGTTATTTCCCCATTCGTCACTCCCGATTAATAGGTCGCTTGTTCCGGTAGTAAGAGTCGTCGACGCCACATCGAGATGGCCGGATTCGGCGTCGTCGATCCATATACTCATGCGTCCCGACTGAAACCGTGCCCCCACAAAATGCCAGGCATCGTCACCTATGCTTCCTACACCAGAAAGGTCTTTCCAGCCGTCGTTCGTGTTTACAAATAGTTCCAGAGATCCATCGGAACCCATGCCGAGCCAATAAGAATCGGTGTACCCGCCGGTTTTGTTGGCTATGGTTCCGGAATACGGCGCAAGGGTTTTTATCCACGCTCCTATGGTCATTCCGGTAGTGAATCTAAAATCCGCGTGATCCGGTATTTTGATGTCCGCTATCGGATAAGGAGAATCCGGGAGGCAAATAAACTGACCGACGGCGTCTATGTCTTTAATGGGGCTGGACACATAATGAGTCGCGACGTCCTCGAAATATTCCCCGTTGTGTCCGCCCAGGTCGGCGACCGCGACCACGCCGGACGTTTCCCCTAGTCCGTAGTACGCGGTTCCGCCGTAACTCTCGAATAAACTTCGATAAGTTACAGGCGGAGGCGGGGGGGGAGGGACCGCCCTTTTCCGCCCCGGGATGACCCCATAGTGCAGGAACTGGATCAGGAAATTACCCCTTCGATTCGAAGGTTCAGCGAATCCGCGTTCCTCCAGCCGTCGACCGAACGGGCGATTACGCAAATCCAGACCTGGTTATGGTTCGCCGTGATATGACACGCCGAAGCCTTCGGCGCGACCTGGGCCGCGCTGTTCGCGTCGTAATCCTGGTAATCTGCCGCGCGAACCTCGAACTGACAGACGATGTTCAGAAGGTCCGCGGACGTCGGATCGAACGGCGCTTCGTCGCCCGTGATGGTCGGCGGCGCTTCGAACAGCACGACGTCCAGGTCAGCGTCGACCTTTTCGGCGTCCGTAACGATCAGGGACAGCGGGATCCCGACGGGACCGGCTCCCCCTGACTTGATGGGACAAGGAAAATTGACCGACAGGACACCGCCGACGCTGTCGCCGGCCGCATAGTCCCCGGTGATCTGAAGCGGAATCGCCGTCTTCGCGGACAACGGCGCTGAATAGACAAGAACGTGTTCGCCTGTCATTTCGAAATCCCCCCCTTCTTTTTTTCGGTTTTCCGGATTACGTTCAGCGATTCCGCGGAAATCGCGTCGCGAAGTTCCGGACCGGACAAAGCGTCCCGGGGCGGAACACATACCGCGGTAACTCCAAGCTTCCGAAGGACTTCCCGCTTCAGCAGGAAGAAATCCGCTTCGGTGTCGGTCAGGGGGAAGTCGATCGCGATCCTTTTGTGTATGTACCAGCGGGTCGCGGTGAACGGATGGGCCGTCCGCGAAATCGTCCCGTTCGGCATTTTGATCTGCGATCCCTTCTTCGGTTTAACGGTCCAGCTTCCCTCCGACCCGTTCAGTACCCAGAACGACGAACCGACGGCTTCATCGATGGGATCCAGGCGACGCTGGGGTCGCTTTTCGGTTAACTGGTCTTTTTTGACGAAGCTGTCGTCGAACGACTCCGGCGCGTTGTCGTCCGCCTTGTTTACCAGGGCCGGCCCGGAAGCGGGCGCGACCGATGCGGCGGGGGGGAATTCCCCCCCGCCGCCGGCGCCGGCGATAACTCCTTCCGTTGTGACGGGGAGAGTTTCGCCTTCAGCCATTACCGCGTCAGGTTCGCGGAACCGTCGTTCCCCAGGAACCAGAACCGCGGGTCGATCCAGTCCTGCTCCCAGCGGGTCCGGACGCGATAGCGGAACGCGCCCGACTCAAACGACTGACCGCTGTTCGGGACTTCCTGGACGATCTCCATCGGATCCCGGCGCTGGAACATGAACCCCTTCTGGGCTTCGCCAAGCGCCCACGCACCCAGCGGAAGGAAGACGTTCGAAACCTGCTTGAACATCCCCTGGAACTCGTTCTCGCTGAACGCGCCCTTCATCAGACCGACGTTCGCGCCGAACCCAAGCGGGGCGACGTACGGCGCCGTTCCCGACTTGATGAACTTCGATATCGTCATTTCGTCGAATGCGCTGTTCAGGATCGTATTCGGGACGACCACCATCGGAACATTCAGCGGATCCCGGGCCAGCCGCAGTTGCTGGTATGCTTCCAGAACCCTTTCGTAGCTGAATTGGGCGTACCCAGCGGCCGGGATGTTCCCACCGATCGCGGTCGAATACATCGCCGCGTTCCACGGCGTATTGATCGCCGCGGCGTCGGCATTTACTCCCGTCCAGGTCGAAGCGTCGATCGGCTCGGGATATGCGTTCGACGCGGCCCCGATGAAGCGGGTCGCGAAGTAGACGTCTTCCCATAGCGCGGCCGACTCGCCCATGTGACGCGGGCGTTCGGCGATCTGCCCGGTCTGGTCGTCATCGAACAGTTCGCGGTCGAACGCGACGATCGCGCCATAAACCGCGTTGACCAGCATCCGGTCCTGTCCCTTGATCCCGATCTCCTTGAACGGAGTCCCGGGCATCTGCTTCCGCGGGAAGCCCATTCCGAACAACGGCGCGTGAAACTCCTGCGCCTTGTCGGACGTGCTTTCCGTTGCGACTCCCTGCCAGGTCGTTTTTGTCCGACGATACCAGGAATTCGCCTGAAGCTGGACTCCCGCCCTCAAAAGCTGTCCGAACGCGGACGACGGGATCGACTCGCGAAGACCCAGGCGCTCGGGATGCTCGTTGCATTCCCGGCGAAGCGCCCGGTATCCGCGGAAATTGTCCCAGCCGTCTATCGCTTCGGCCAGAACCAGACCGTCGGCGCCTACGGCGCCCGGACGGCTTGCGAACTTCCGCGCTATTCCCAGCGCGGCTTCGACGATCGGCCAACTCATAGGCTGTTCGGCCTCCGACATGGGATACCCCGGGAGGCTGTCCCCCGCGAGATATTCCAGCGTTGCTTCCCTGATTACGGCGTTCATGTGTTTTCCCTCCCCCTTAATTCAGACCGAACGCCGGGAAGTTCTGGGCGATCCGTATCGTTACGGTAACACCCGCGGCCCCGGTGATTGCGGCTGGCTGTTTGGGTTCGTGAACATAAGCGATGATCTCGGTCGCCGCTTCGTTCGTCTGCTTCAGCACGGTCTGGGGATCAGCGCCGACGACCAGGGGGTCGCCGTGCGACAGAAGGTCGCCAGCCGTTGTCTTGAAGGTGAACAGTCCTTCCTGCCGGACCCGTCCCGAAGGCAGAAGGTTCGCGGCGTTCTGGATGTTCGAAGTCGGGGTCGGGCCGTGGTTCTCGGATACTCCGATGAAGTACGGACCGTTAGCCCCCGTGCAATGCTGGTACTGGAACCGCCCTGAGGTGTCCCAGCAGACCAGGTCGCCCAGTTCGATCGGATTACTTCCCGTCTGGTCGTACCGATAGTCTTCGGCGTCGACCGGACGAAGCGTACGATATACGTCAGCCATGTTTAACCCCTCCTGTTCAGACGATCGGCCAAGCCGTCGACGAAGGCATTCGCGGACCCGGCGCCGCCGGTTCCGTTAGCGCTCCGCGCCGGATTTCCGATCCCGAACGGATTTGATTCGTGAAGTTTCTTCGCGATCGCGAACACGGCTACACGCGCCGCGGGATCGGTGATCGCGGACAGCATCTCGGGCGTCAGGGATTCGGAAATCCCCGCGGCTTCGATGTCCTTCTTCGACTCGGTCAGGGCGATTTTCGCGTTCGCTTCTGCGAGTTTCTTTTCCAGGTCGGCGATCCGCGCGACGTCCGCCTGACGGGTCGTCCTGGTTTCCTCGTGCTTGATCCGGACCTGGGACACGGCCCCGGGCTTTGCTCCCGGCGCCGGCTCGTCGCCGTCCGGCTCGGCATGGGCCGGCGGTACTTCCTCGCCATTGGCGGCCTTCGCCGCGGCTTCCGCGGCCTCATCTTCCTCGGCCTTCGTCTTCATGGCCGCGACAGCCGCTTCGCCTTCCTCGACGATCTTTCCGATCGCCTGGACGTCGGGCTTCGCAGACGCCAGAAGCTTCAGACCGGCGAAGTATTTCGACATCGCTTCGATCATGGTCTTCATCATCGTTCGCTTTTCCTCCTGATTTTTTTCGGATTCCACCAGCCCTAAAACCTTTCCTTCCCGGGCTGGGCGCGTTACCATGTCGACCCGCGGAAGTTGCGTAACAGACCGAACATATTCGACACGCATCGATGCGCCGTCGACATCGACGTCGGCCGGGGCAATGTCCCCGCCGCCGTTGATGCTGAATCCGGCGTATACTTCCGTCAGCCCTGGGAAGTCGGCCGCGTACTTCATGCAATGATTCGCCTTTCCCATCGCTTGCTTCCCGGCTTCGGTGTCGTCACATACCAGCGTCGCCTGAACCGCAAGCTTCCCCTCTACTTCGACGACGATCCCGTCCTTCCAGTACCCGCATTCGGCCCAGAGATTCCCTTCAGGCTGGTTCGTCGATTCGGTCTTCGTCGGATGATTGATGAAACATTTCGCCCCGTTAATCAGTCGGCCGATGTCCTGGATGGACTGGGGTCCGTAGAAGTGCATATCGACCCGATTTCCTAGCCCTTCGCGAATGATCTGACAACGGACGTTCCGGGGTCCGCCGTCTGGGGAGTTCGCCGGGGCGTCGGCGGCTTCCAGGATGCGGGCGCCGCTGGTGGTTTCCCGGATCGACTCGCTGGTCGTCTTCACGCCGGGACGAAGAACCGCGGCGTTCGCGCTGGCCGGGGCGGATTCCGCCGCTTCAGCTTCCGCTTTTTCCTTCGCCTTCCGCTTCGCTTCGTCTTCCTCGGCCTTCGTCATCCGGTCCCCCTAAAAAGAAAAACGCAAGCTTGCCCGGGGTCGCTTGACCTTTCGGCACAGCTTGCGTTCTTCAGTCTTCAGATTTCGGTTTTGTCGTCCCGGGGGATTTCGCCCCCGTGCCTTGAAGTTACAGGTCCGCGGCCTTACCTGTCAAGCGGGTTCCGCCGGATGTCCTTGTTCCCGCATCGACAACAGGAAAACCAGTCCCATGTCGGCGTTATGTAATTGCCGACTTTCCTGTATTTGTGCAATCCCAGCCAGCAGAAAACGCGCCCCGGGCTTTCGTCGGTTGCTATGTTCAGGGCGATCCATCCGATCATAAGCGCCAGCCCGATCGACCCGATCTTCACGACCATCAGTCCGCGCTGGGCTTCTGGTGGTCGATCCGCGTTACGTTTCCGGTCCTGTTGTCTAGGATCGTTTCCCGCTTGATCGGAGTACCGGGCGAAAGGAAGGCGCGTTCGCCGGGTTCAAGGTGAATCTTCACCGTATCGGCCCCGGCTTCGACGACCGTATATCCGAACACCCACAACAGGAATTTAATCACGAAGAACCCCCTTCCCCTGGGGAAGCGCCAGGGCCGCATTCGTGAACATCGAAGCGCAAATTTCGGTAATCTTCATGTTCACGATCCGCCCGTTTCGCTTGTTTACTTCGAAATCTGAATCGGGCTTCGACATCCGGATAAGCGACAGAAGCCTGACTTCATCAACGGACAGCGTCGCCTGAATATCCTTCGCGTCGCTCATGCGTCGTGTTTGTAGTGGGTCGCGTAATGCTTCCGCGGATCGACCCCGGAAATCGCGCCCGGGATCATCTTGATTACAACGATTCCTTCCCGGGTCCATCGTGTCGTCGCATTGACTTCGGTCAGTTCGTACTTCCAATCGTGACACCATGTCCGGATGTGTCCGTCGACTTTCAGGGCCAGCCGGATGAACCAGGGCAGACGAACGAACGACCGGATCCGCCAGTATCGACTCTTAAAAGCGTTCGGACCGGCCGGAAGCCGGGGATCGTACCGCTGGGGCGAAATCGGGTCGCCCATTTTCGTTGTCACCTTGAAGGTCAGTATCCAGGCGGACCGCCATCCGACAGGGCCGATCTTGATATTCTCCCCGTCCAGCCCGTAAAGACAGCCCCACAGCGACAGGTAATCGGCGATCCCGTAGAAGATGCGGGCGATGTTTTCGGAATACGAAAACGGGTCATATGAACCCGGTTCGAAAGCCAGGCGCGTGTCGCGTACGGCGGTTACGCCGGGGTCTTCGGACACTTATGTCTGTCGCCGGCTGATGCTGTCGATAAGAACAGCGCCTTCGGTCATCGCCTGGTCGACGGTGATCGTTCCGGCGATCTGCCTGTTCCAGATTTCCGAAAACGATTCGATATCCTGGGTCGTGACCTTTTCATTGTTCGCGAAAAGCACCCCCGCCGCCACAATTGCTTGCTCGTACGTCATATCGTCCCCCTTATTTTCTTCCCGCGTTTTCGTCTTGCGTTCCCATGTCGGACGGTACTGATTCAAGCCGGAGAATCCCTTGTTCTTCTTCGGAAAGAATCTGGGCCTGTTCGGTGTCGAAGTCGAATTCTAGCTCGTACGTCATATCGTCCCCCTTATTTTCTTCCCGCGTTGTCGCGGTATTTGTTGTCGGCCCGATCAGTACCATCCGGCCTAGAGCTATCCATATTGGTTTCGTCTTGCGTTCCCATGTCGGACGGTACTGATTCAAGCCGCCGAATCCCTTGTTCTTCTTCGGAAAGAATCTGGGCCTGTTCGGTGTCGAAGTCGAACTGATGATCGTCCATCAGCGCCGCGATCCGGCTTCCGACGGTACGAAGCGAATATATGCCCGCGGCCAAACAGGTCAGCCAGTTCTTTATTTCCTCCGTCTTATTCGCCGGTTCGATCTGGGGCATGACGACTTCAAAGCGTTCGTCAAGTTTTTCCTGGTACTGTCCGCCGGTTGCGATTATTCCGATCAGCGCGATCGCGTCCCCGAACCTTCCTGCGACGACCGCGCACATGATCGCGGATACCGTCGCCTTCTTCGGTTGGAATAGCGATACCGCGTGCGTCGCCTTCAGGTACACGATCAGCCGCTTCACTTGCCAGCTTACGACTTCGCGAATCATCTGTTGACGCTGTTCGAAGAACTTCGCGGCCGGTTCGCCGCGAACCAGGGCGGTCGCCCGCGTACCCGTTCCGGATACTCCCAGATATTCCGGGGGAAGGTTCAGGCTGGTCGCGATTACGGCTAGCAGGGTTTCCCCGGTTTTATCCTGGGCCTGTACCCCGCCGCCCTCGTTCTGGATAAGCGACGGAACGACGGCGTTGTTAGTGAACCACGACGACCCGGGCGGGGGTACGGTTGAAAATTCCACGTTTTCCCGAAGCGCCTGAACGTCAGCCGGCGACCCGTTGACGTTCCACCATACGACAAAAGCGTTCCGAATCTGGGCGTTGATGACCGCGGCGTTCAGCCAGTCCCGGAACCGCTTCGCGTACCCCAGGACCGCCAGCAAGTCCGACCGTCCCCGCTTTTCCCCGGCCGTATTGTTAACCCGAACCTGAAGCCATTGTTCGGGCGGAACCTGTTCGACGACGTATTCCATCATCGACGGCATCTTTTGCTTTGAGTCCGCCGACAGCGGAAGCTGGTACTGGGTCGGAAACTGGCGGTAAGCATAGTAAACTTTTTCGATGTCCCGGGGATCGGTGACTACTTCCCAGACCGTTGTCGCGTCCCACAACTTGAATTCGGGCGGTCCGAACTTTCCGCCCGGATCCCAGATGAACGATTCCCCGATTACGCAAGCGTCGCGATACATCATCCTCAGCTTGTCCTGGTACGTCACCCCGGACACGCCGACGGATTCGGTCCATTTGTCCCATGCGTCCTGAAGCCCCTGATTATTCAGCGTAACTTTGACGCCGTCCGCCAGCGTGAACCCGACGATCGCATTGATCGCCGCCTTCAGGACTGGATTGTGATGATATTCCCAGTATGCCTTCGAAGCCTGATCCAGGAAGTCGAACATATAAAGCTGGCGGTTATACGGACCCATCATCAACGGATGATATTCGTCGTTCGCGCCCAGCGCCCCGCCGCCCGTCGACTGGTCTGAACCGTTCTGGAAGTAGTCGATTTCGTCTTCGGTCATCGCCGCTTCTTTCAGCGCTCGACCGGACAGGCGGACCCCGTACGCTTCCGCGAACTTCTGCCCCTTGTATGATTCCGATTTCCTTACCGCGTCCAAGGCCGGCCATCCGGCCACATTGACGACCTTCATGTCCGGCGCCGGCTTCCCGGATAAAAGCTGTTTGATCGTTTCTCTCAATCCGCCCTCGTTCTGAACGACCAGGGACGCCGTGATCCGCGTTTGTTTTCCGTCGACTGTTCGGGGGATCGAAAACCTTTTCGCGAAGTCCGGGTATGAAATGCGGCTTAATTCGTATTTGGCGTCGGGGTTGTATGAGTCGATTGAATCCTGAACGTAACTGTTCGTCTTAATGGTCTGCGCGGCGGGCTTGACATTGCCTTCCTGCCCGGGGGTTTCGAAGACAGGCTTCCCGCCGACGTTCCGGATCAGCGTTTCCTTCCCCTTCGTTCGCTTCATCGCCTTTATAATACCCTAGCGTGTCAAGCTCTGTTGCCAGCGATCGAAAGACACCCGAACGATCGCCATCGGTTCGTTCGTTGCGGGATCCCGGGCGACCATGTCCCCGGGGTCCGCGGAAGGTTCCGCATATTCCCCGGCAAGCTTTTTCCACGATTTCGCCATGTGTTTCCACCAGCATCGACAGCGGGGATGGGCCGGGATGTCGTAAACGGCATCGGCAAACGCCTTCCCTTCCTGGGACCGGCAGATGGGACAGACCCGTTCGTCGTCCATCGTCTGCCAGTACCGTTCGTCGATCAGCCCGCCCCAGTCGGCGACGAACTGGTCGTCGGCGTCCGCGATCGCGACCTGAACTTCCGTCGAAATCAGGCGCTTCATAACCGCGGTGATATCCAGCGGTCCGGCCTTCGCGTTTGCGATGCGGGCCGCGGCCTGGTCGGGCGTGTCCCCGGTCATCGCCCCGATCGTCATCCCGGCGAACGCTGAAGCGCCCCAAGCCTTCAGGTATGAATCAAGGCGCGACTCCGGGGACGCGACGGGCTTCCCGGCCTGGTCGTGATCCTGGGCGCCCGCGGGCGCGTCGGTGAACCACGATTCCCGAACGCCGATGTTACGCCGCGGCCGACTGGTCGGATGGTATTCGGTCGATCGCTTCGGCCGAACGACTATATTCGGCGGGGTCGTCTGGTCCAGTACCCAATGATCCAGAAGGAATTGATAACGGAACGCTTGCCAGCAGGCCGTATTTAGGCATCGAATCGCGTACTGTCGGAAAACCTTTACCGCGTTCCCTGCGAAGAAGTTTATTTCGTTCTTCGTCGCCTGGGCGACAGCCGGGGATTCGCCGGCGTGTTTCAAAGCCCACGACCCGGCGGCGTACGCCGCGATCGCGCCGACCGTGTCGCGCCAGGTGTCGATGATCAGTCGGGTCGCGGGAAATTCGACGCGATTCCGAAGAATCTTCTTCGCTTCCATCGACAGGGCAAGCGCCGCCTGGGACTGGTTAATCGTCATACCTGGGGATCCACGCCGACCCGCCCCGCTTGTGTGCGACCCGGCCGGCGCCGCGGATGACGTTCTCGTTCCCCGATATAAGCACGGGATCAGTATCCCCGTTCCGAATCAAATGTTCAAGGGCGTCCGCACAATCGACCGTGTCGCCCGGGAAGTCCTGTATTTCTCGGGCCAGTTCTTCGTTCCCTTCGTCCCGTAACTTGATCTTGTGATTGCTCATGGGCGGGTTCAGGGTCGACGTGATCCGGCTTATTTTCTCCCGTGTCGTCTTCTTCTTCTTCCCGCCCGACATATATTCGACCATGATCGAAGAAGCTTTCAGGGGGATCGACGTCGTCTTCGTCACGATGGATTTGTATATTTTCCCGAACGCCGCTTCTTCGATGAACTGAACCGCGCATTTCCAGACCTTCTGAACGTCGACGATGTTCGCCAGGAGCGTGTCCCAGCCCCAGCGTCCGGCCCTGGTCTGAAGTATTGACCAGTCCTTGTTTTTGTGTAGTCCCCCGACCACGATCGCAGACCGGGCGCCGATCTTAAGGTCCGATTCGGTCATCGCTGGATCGATACCCGCGGCGACCTTGATGATCTCGCCGCGAACGTGCCAGACGCCGTTCGTCATTTCCATCGCGGCCGACGGGAAGTATTCCGGTTCAGGAAGAAGCCGGTCTTCCTTCCTGGACTCCTGAAGCTGGTACTGACGGGAGAATATCAGCGGCTTCATCATCGCCTTGCGGACTCTCTCCCAGGGCCAATGCTCCGCCCATTGAACTATTTTCCGATCCATATCGATAACCAGCGGCCACTTCCGGGAATACCAGCGCCCGGACTTGTCCTTCGCGACGCGGTTCGGAAGGTCGTCATTGTGATAGGTCGTATGAACCAGAACGATCGTCCCGTCCTCTCTCATCATCGGTTCAAGCGTTGAATCCAGGGCGCCCTGAAGCTTGTCGCGCTGGATCCGGGACTCGACGTGCAACGGGTCGACCGAATCGTCCACGACGGCGAACGACAGCCGCGGCCCGGGCGGGATCGATAGGAGTCCGGACGCGCGAAGGGACGGGTTCTTCACGTCCCGGGCGCCAGCTAGAACGAACTCGTCGTCGGCCCATTTCGACCCGCGGCGGGGATTGAAGTCCCGCTTTATCAACAGGTTGCGTTCAAGTTCTTCGCGTATTTGGCGAAGGCGCATCTTCGCATCGTCATCAGACGGCCCGAAAATTCCGCCCGACTCGTCGTATTCCGCTTCGCCCTTGGTCTTCAGGAACAGCCAACAGCAAAGCCGGCGCAACGGGTATGCGATCGCCCAGAAGGTCGACTTCGCGCTGTCGCGGTGTGCCTGAATGTTCAGCCGGTCCAGGTCGGACAGGGATAGGGCGTCCCAGTCTTCATGCATCCGGGCATCAGGAAGCGGAAACAGGTGTTTCAGGTATCGATGGTTAAAAGCCCGCTGGGAAGCCAGGGCGTCGGCCAGGGAAGGTTCGGGAAGGCGGCGTTGCTTTCGGGCCACGCCTTGATGATACGCCCTTTATTTCGGCGCTTCTATCCCCCGGGCTTTCCCGATCTGTTTCAGGAACTGCCCGACCGTTACGACCCGGGCGTTCGGCGCGTTGATCTGCACGGGCGCCGCGGCTTCCCCGCCCCGGGATTCAGCTAGGATCGCCGCGGTTTCGACCTTCACGGCCTGTTCGATTAGCTTGACGATCGTTCCGGACAGTTCTGCCCCGACGCCGATCGCTTGAAGGGCCGCTGAATAGTCCGTTCGTTCGCCGATTTCGTCGCCGTCCTTATCGAATACGGGAATCTTAAAGTCCGATCCCTGCACGACTTTAAGCCCCAGTTCGACCAGCTTGTTCCCGGCGTCCTGTCGCTTCCGAATCCAGTCGACGAACGTGTCGGCCTTCCGTTTGCGAAGTTCCGTCAGGATGTCCGATAAAAGGTTTTCTTCGAACCGTCGGCGGGACGCGACCCAGCCTTCCTTCGCCGCCCGATTCTTGACCGTCGTTAGGTTCACCTGGTACTTCGCCGCGATGTCGTCCAGGGTTCGAAGCTGTCCGGTTTCGTAGAGCGCCCGGATTTCCTTCCAGGGGTACACGGTAGCCCTTGTGTCGCCCCCTTTCAGCTTCGCAAGCTTACCTGTCAAGGCTTTATTGCCTTCACGATTTTCGGTTTCCGCGTCCCCGCGGCGCCGCGAAGGTAAGTCGCTTCCAGCACCCGCGCTATCCTGTCGCCGGCGCGGGGAGGGAACACGACGTTCTCGTAAACGTCGGAATAGGTGTGTCGATAAAGCCAGTTAATCAGTTTCCGCGCCTTCGCCCGTGCCTCGTTGTACGCAATCCACGCCGCGCCATGTAGCCCTCACGCCATTTCGCGTATTCCTTCCCCCTACGGCACTTGATGCGCTTTGGCGGCTTGGGGATTATCACAGCCCCGCCTCTTCCCGCATCTGCTCGACCGCCGCCACGACTCGCGCGCACTGTTCCGAGTTGAAACTTCCGATATGCACTTCCGAGCGCGGCATCCCGAGAACTTGCCCGAGCCAGTGATACGCGGAATTGCGCCTCATTCCCATCGAGCGCCATAGACCGTCGAAGGCACCGTGTGCCGCCATTCGCGCCAGCTTTGTAGCCGCGTTCGCCGGGATACCTAGCGGCGTGCCGTCGGGGTGCGCCCCGTGCGTCCCCCGGCAGATCGGGAAACGTGAACATCCGAAAAACTTGCCATACCGCGAATCCCGCAGGACCATCGGAGCCTGACATTCTCCGCACGCTGGCGGCTTCGACACCATTACGCGCCCTCCCCCTTCACCGCGCCCACGGGCTTGATCGTCACGGGGTGCGCCTTATACTCACCGCACGCCACATCAGTATGCCCCGTTTGATCCGCAAACCGTTCCCCGGCTTTCATGTTGTCGCATTCCATCGTGTGACTGTTCAGCCACGAGCAATCACCACACCGGAAATATCGCCCGCACTTAGAGCACTTCTTCGGCTTACCAGTTTTCATCGCTCCCCCTTCATCACGCTATCCGTGACGGTTTGCGAACGTTTAGCGCGGTGCATCTGCCAACCTCCCCATCAGGATATTCCATGCTGTCGCCGCCACGATTGGAACTTGTCCATTGCCAATGGCTTTAAGTCGGTCCACTCGATGGGCCACCCCATTAGCCACTCGACCCACGCCGGATTGATGCTCTGGCATCCAAGTTTTTTCCCTTCCTCCTCGCCCAGCATCCTGTATAATTTCGCCCGATTCCCCGATCCTCCTGCTAGTCCCGTTGCGCCTCCCGTCCCCTGGTTGCTTGAGGGAGTGGGCCATAATCCACAGTCTTTTCCGTTTGTGCGGCGCTCCGCAGTCGTCCGCGCCCAACACAATCCACTCCGCATCGTACCCGAGCGCGGCCAGGTCCCCGAGAACGGTATCCAGCCCCCGTCCAGTGAGAGCTGGGACGTTTTCCACGAACGCAAATTGCGGTCGTACCTCGCCAATGATCCGGGCCATTTCGGTCCAGAGTCCTGATCGTGCGCCCGTGATTCCTGCGCCCTTTCCTGCAATACTGATGTCCTGGCACGGAAACCCTCCCGATACAACGTCAACAACTCCTGTCCACTCTCTGCCGTCAAAGGTTCGCACATCGTCCCATATCGGGAAGGACGGGAGGATGCCATCTTCGTGCCGTTGCTGGAGGACGGCGCGGCAATAGGGGTCGATCTCGACAGCGCAGACCGTGCGCCACCCAAGCAAGTGGCCCCCAAGTATACCTCCTCCAGCGCCCGCGAACAATGCCAGCTCATTCATACGCCTCTTCCCCGTGCACGGGACACGTTGGATCAGGGTCGGGGTCCCAGTTGTGGACAGGACATGAATTGCTTTTTAACGCAGGATTCGTATCGGGACTCTGACAGTCGCATACGACGGGGCATGTACAGATTTTGTACCGCCCCAACTTAATTAATAGCCATTTAATCGCGCGGTGCATCCCACCCTGTTTCACCGGTTCATCCCCGCGCGCGCGGGGAACACCGCTTGTTCCGCATCCCCGCGGCGCCGCGAAGATAGGTCGCTTCCAGCACCCGCGCTATCCTGTCGCCGGCGCGGGGAGGGAACACGACGTTCTCGTAAACGTCGGAATAGGTGTGTCGATAAAGCCAGCTAATCAGTTTCCGCGCCGTCCTTTCCGCCGCTTTCCTGGTCGTCGTCATTCGTCCCCCATGCTGAATAATATACCCTGTCCCGGATGTTCGAACCCGACCACGTTCAACAACGGCCGCTTCTGGTGATCGACCGCCTTCGCTTCCGCGATATCCAGCGTTACCGGCACGCCTGAATCCTTCGCCCCGTATATCGTTTCGAACATATCGCCGTGAAAACAGTTCGCCCGAATGGCTTCGCTGGGGTGGTCGAACCTCGCAAGCGGGGAATGCAGGGTCAGCTTCAGGTACGGGTCGCCGTTGACCGTGCGGGCCTGGACGGCGTCGGCGACGATTACGCGGCGGTAGCTCATGGGCGGGACCGGGGCGCCGCCTGGGCTTGCCCTTTGCGGACGGGTACGCGGTTTTTCCATCCCATCCCGCGCCGGGGGTCGAGTTCCCGCCGTCCGTTCGCCGCCGTAAACGTCAGGATCGTCGCCCCGCCCGGAACGCCGAACCCGATCATGGATTCTTCTCGCATCTCGATCTCTCCCGTCTGGATGCGCTCCATCAGGAAGCCCATGCGCGTTTCGGTTTCCGTTCGCGTGTTCATCGCCTGGCCGCCTTGAACATCGTTCCGCATGGACAGCGGAACACGTCCGGAATCGGCCCCACGACAATTAAAAGCCCGTCCTTTCCGCCGATTGCCCGACATATTTGTCGCCACGTCATTACACGATGACCCTTGACCCGTCCGCATTCGGGACAGCGTAGTTTCGCCTTCATCCCGCGATCTCCCGCATCAGGTCCGCCCGCCGGCGGTTCACCATCGACAGCGTCAACGTCTTCTGGATGTGCTCCCAGGCGGCGCCGTTCATCTCTCCCGCCGTGCGGCTGTCTATCGACGAGTTCGCCGCCAGGTTCGCCGCGAACGCGAAACAGGGCGCCGTTCGGTCCCCGTCGTTCAACTTCCCGTAATATACCGATCCGACAGTCGGCCATTCCGGCCAGTTCGGCCCCACAGTCAGCGCCCCTGCGTACGTTGCTTCGATCCAGGCGATGTTGCTTTTCGCCCGGTTAAATGCGTTGTCCTGAAGCGGGACGATGACCGCCCGCGGCCGGAATGCCTTCAGCCGGCGAAGGTATTCGACCACGTCGCAAGCTTCAGCGAATCGGATGTTCTTCTGGACCGCGGGATCGACCCGCTTCGCCAGCGACCAGGGCGTAAAGCCCCAGAACAAGAACTGCGTTTTCGGGTTCTTTTCGACCGCGTCCATGATCGCGTCCGCGTGTTCTTCGATGTCCGCGACATGGGTATTCGACCCGCGCCAGATGACAAGGTCGTTCCGCGGGCCGGCCGGTTCGTCCCAACTGCGGTCCCCGCATATGCGATCGTCCAGGGCGTTCGGGACGACTTCGATCCTGGACGTGATCCCCCGGGCCCTGAAGACTTCCTTCAGGACTTGCGTCGACACCGTTACCAGGTCGGCCCGTTCGATGATCCCCAGCATCCGGGCTTGATTCTTCGGGTCCGCGTACGTTCCGAACGCCGGATTCGAAATCGGGATCGACATGAAGTCGTCGTCCCAGTCGATCCAGACCTTCACGCCGTTTTTCTTCGCCAGGTCGACCAGACCCGCCGCCTGTTCGTCGTGCGGACGCTGAAGGAAGAACACGTCGACCAGCTTACAAAGCGACCAGTCGAATTCATGCGCCAGCAGGAGTTCGATTTTGCCCTTCCGGTGAAGGTCGCCGAAGGGACCGTAAGCCCGGTAAAAGCTGGAAGCGTTCGTGCTGTTCGGAACGATCGGACAAATCCGGATCCGGCGCGGGGTAAACAGCGGTATTTTCACGACGGCTTCCGGGCGATCAGGCAGACGTTCAGGAAGGCGGGGCCGTTCGCCGATCGCGGATCCTGGGCGCTCACGATCGTTGCCGGGAATTCGTACGCGGCGTCGATGATGGTCAGTCCGCCGAATTCCTGAAACAACAGACGAAGCGAATCGATCGTGTAGCGCCAGTAGTCCCAGGGATAGGCATGAAGCGGGAAGGTCTGATGGGTCTGGACGAAAAACAGTCCCCCAGGCTGAAGCACCTTCCCGATCTGTTCCGCCGCCAGCCAGGGCCGCTGAATGTGTTCGAACGTCGAACAGGATATGACGACGTCCGCCCAGCGGTGTTCGGCGCCGGCGCTTACCAGGTCGCGGAACAGGTTTTCCGCGTTGGCGACGACATCGACGTCCGCCCCGGGTTCGAAGTCGATCCCGACCCATGCCTTCGCCTGGGGTATCCATTCCTTGTGCATCGTGCAACGGTCCGGGATGGACCGCTTCGTTCCCAGTTCGAAGACGATCGGATCGATCAGGTGCGAACAGAGTTCGATGAACGGCGCGGACAGGTTCTTCGGCGTTGGCGCGATCATAGTTTTTCGACCTCCAAGTTATATTTTTCCTTCAGCAGATTCCAGCCGTAATCCTGACGCGAATAGTCCCCTTCATGGGTCCGGTAACTGTCGGCGAATTTAGGCGCCCGCCCCATCCCGCCGTCGATCCCCAGCGTGAATATTTTCCGTATCCCGTGCATGGCGAGAATGTGAACGACCGCTTCCGTCGTCGATGCGTACGCCTGAACGACTTCCCGTGTCGGCCAGTTGCGTTCATGGGTCGTTCGTAAGTCGTACGACATGAGCATTCCCAGCCGCGCCAGGGCGTCCAGGTGCCGGTCGAATTTCCCGTACGTCATCAGGTTCCCAAATCCCGGCTGTTCGCGCCAATGAGGAACCCAGGGCATGATGACCCCTGTCCGGTTTGAAAGCCGGGATCCGCATTCGACCCAGGGTTCGTAATCGATGAACGCGGCGATTCTGGCGTCGATCTGAAGCGCCGCCTGGTTTATGCCGACGGCGTTGAACTTGACGCCCATGTCCGGATCCCAGCGGGCCGACGACGGCCCTTTCCCGACGATCAGGAACGGCTTCGCGCTGTCGGTGATGGTTCCGATAACGTCCAGAACGTGATCGATCATGTCATCCCCCCTTTTGCAGATGTTTCAGCAGTTCGAATCGGTACTCGTTCAGCCTGTTCAGCGCCAGCCCGTCGCCCGGGCGCGGGTCCGCGATCGCGGCCCAGCTTTCCCGGTTGCGTTCGATCGCCTTGTATGCCGTTTCGTGCATGGCGTGCTTAAGCGTTTGCCCGAATGATTCCACGTTTCCGGGCTTGTAATTCCGGACTCCGGGCTTCTGCCATTGCTCATACGCCGGCGCGACGGTTACGGCGCCGGCATACGTCGCTTCGATCCAGGCGATGTTGCTTTTCGCCCGGTTGAATGCGTTGTCCTGAAGCGGGACGATGACGATCTGGGGGTTCATCCGGGCAAGCGCCCGCATATACGACACGACCCCGGACGGTCCGACATAATTAAATTGACATCCATCGGACACGGCCCGTTGTACCGATTCCGTCGCGTACCCCCAAAACACGAACTGGAACCCGGGATACGATGCGGATGCTTCGCGGATCCCGGGCGCCGCCCAAGACAAATCGTCAGCGTGAGTCGAACTTCCCCGCCACAGTACGCGCCGGACCGCGTTCGGTTCCAGTTCGTGCTTTTCCTTTTCCGGCATAAGGTCGGAATCCCAGGCATTCGGCAGGACTCCCGTTCGGGCCTTCGAACTGGTATACGGCCCCATAGATTCCATCAGCGCCCTGGTCGAAAATGTGACGGCGTCCGCAAGCCCTAGCATCCGTATCATTTTCGCCCGCATTCCTTCTAGCGTCCCATATGCGTGTGATGGGTTCCCGATCGGAACATTCAGGAAATCGTCGTCGTAATCTATCCAGACCGGAACGCGGTATTCCTTCGCGTTTTCGATCGATATCAGGTGATCCGGCCGGCGGGGCCGAAGCACGAACAGAACGTCGATCCCGATCATCATCGACCACGTCACGGGCGCCCGGTTCATCAGCACGACTTCGACGCCGTGCTTTCGAAGTTCGCGGAACGGCCCGAATGCGCGGTAAAAACTGGTCGCGTCGTCCGGGGAATCAACGACCGCGCCGACGATCATCGCATCCCTTCCGGTATCGCGTCCCGCGGCGTCCATTCAGTCGGTTCGCCGTCTGGGATCCACATCCGGGACGCTGGTTCGATCGTGACGTGGATCCCGGGCGAAACGTACTTCGACGCGACGCCCTGGGAATCGCCGACCCGCTTAATACTTATTATCCGAATGAGCGCCCGACAGTCGTCCCCAATGATCCCGGCCTTCTGCAACGAGTCGGCCAGGACTTTTATCAGGTTCTGGGCGTCACGGCGCCGACGGTCCGGCCAGACGACCGCAAGGCTGACCGTAACCCAGCCCGCGATCGGCCGAACTCCCCGGGTCAGGTCGTAAACGTACCGATAGAACAGGCGCGTCGCCGGCGACAGCACGAACCGCCGACCCCCGCGGCGGGATGTGAAAAATCCCTTGTGATTGTCCGAAGGCGGGAAGCGGTCGAACCAGAGCGTAATCACGTCTTAATCCCCGTTAAAATGTGCCGGCGTGTCGTCGTATAGAATTCTATTGCGTCCCGCCAGCCATCCCAGCCGGAAAGCCGCCCGTATCATCCAGGTATGCGCCACGGCTACATGTCCAACCTAGGAAGCATCTTTAAATGTCTCCTGTGCACGTCCAGCCTCTCTTTCCACAGGTGGTAACGATACGTGGGCAGTGTGCCCTTTTCCATGTGCGTGCAGTCAGGGGAAATGTAATGATCGAAACTGCCGTCGTAGTGTTGCGTGCATTCGCAACCACAGGACAGCGTAACCGGAACATCGAATCCGGCGGTGAAAGCTTGCAGAACCGTTCCGCCTGCGAGCACGTTTTTATAGTTTGTTTCCGCCCTTTCAGCGGTATTGTGTTTCGTTTCCGCCATATGCGCCACGGCTACCGGGCCACGCGGACGGCCAGCGCCCGGTTGAAAGCGGTTTTGTAGGTTTTTTCCACGCATGCCGTGACCTCGCCGATTTTCCGCAGGGTCACGTAATCCTCGCTGGGGATATTATCGTTGCGGTCCAGTGCGCTCCAACTGTCCAGGTCCGCGTTCCCGATGCTCCGAGCCATTTCGCTCCCGTATTTTTCTGCCGCCTGCAGTATCGTCATTTTCTCCATCGTGTCCTCCCGTGTCCTAACCCCGCCCCAGGGGCGGGGGTTGCAGTCAGTCCCCTATCGGCTCCCGCACCGCTGGCACAGTTCTGTTTCATTGTCGATCACGCCCTCGCGGTGGCACAGACTGCACTCCTCGTCGTACCGTGTCCCCCGGCTACCCCAGACCCGCGCGATTTTTGGTGCGCTCTTGGGGATCGTGATCCGATTTTCTTTTACAGCCTCTAGGTCCATTTCCATCTCCGCTCCTCCTGGGTCCGGGGCTCTCGGTCCCCTCGCCTACCACATCTATATGCTAGCACTAGCTGGCTAGCGTGTCAAGTGCCGCACCTGCCAATACGCCCCATAACCCTATATTTATATGGCTTTTATTGGTGTTTTTATGTTAAGTACGGACTTGCGCCGGTTTGCCCCCGGGGACCGCCGGGACCCGCTCCAGCGCCCCCCGGATGATGCCGTCCACTAGCGCCTCTAGCGTCACGTCCCGATCCACTGCCAGTTTTTTCAGCTCGCGCCACAGCGCACGCTCCACCCGGATCGTTACCGCAGCAGCCGCTTTTTTCGCTCGCATGGTCATCTCGTAGCCTCCTGTCCCGTCGCCGGGTTGTGTGGTGATGCCCTCCATAGTGGTAGCTCGTCGCCCCCGAAACGCCCCGCCGCGATCCGGCGAAGATGCGCCGCCGCCTTTTCGATTTCCGCGCGGTTCGTCCCGAGGTAGTACCCGCGTTCGCTCATGCAGATTGGAAAGTCTTCTTCGCGCAACGCTTGCGCCGCTTTTCTCATGGTACGGTCGGACACCTTGACCCGGTTCCCCATCGACCGCTGAAGCGCCGCCAGGATATGACGGCGCTTCCCGACCTTCGCTTCCCCTGCGTAGAGTTCGCCCATGAGCGCCAGAAGCGCCCGCTTGACGGTTTCGTTCGATTCGATCTTCACGATCTCTTTCCTTCGTGCCGATATCCCCGGCTGACGTTGTATTTCATCTTTTCCGTTACCACCTTTTCCGCGTCCCATCCGTGAAACGCGAAATGTTCAAGGATGCGAACGAGCGCATCGGCCAATTCGGTCGCTTCGCCCTCGGGTTTTCCATCCCTGACGGAGAACGGCGGCTCCCCGTCACGCCATGCCTCGGTTGCCTCCGCGATTTCCGTCACGATCAGCATATGGATATGCGGCGCATCGGGCCGCGGTTTGTCCAGAAAACCCGCCGCCTTTGTGTGTGCCAATGCGGCCCGGCCAATTTCATTCAGCGTCATCTTATTCGAGACTTCTTGCTGGTTCACAATAGAACCTGCAAAGCGATAAACGCCGCCACGGCCACCACCGCAACAAAAAGCCAGTCAAGTGTTGTCCACGCCTTGTTCCCGTTGTTCATGACGACTTCGACGACTCTACCGACTCGACACCGGGGAACATGGCGCCCGACCACTTGTCCGCCCGGGCCTTCGCGTTCAGTTCGACCATGTTCGCTTCGACGTACCGAATATGAACCGTCCCCGCGGCGATCGCCTGAACCAGCTTCATCAGCCCGTCCGGTTCCGTCACGACCGCACGGTACGTCGTCCGTTCCACAATCCCGGCGATCTTCGGCGCCGCCTGAACCACGGGCGCCGCGGCGACCGGGACCGCGCGGACTTCCGCGGCCAGCTTCGCGTCCCCCTGGGCTTCAGCTTCCCGGGCCATCTTTTCCCGGTCCATCCGTTCGCGGTCCGCCTTCGCCAGGGCGTCCGCGGCGATCTGATCCTGTTCCCGCTTCCACGCGCTCATGCGGCGTCCCAGGTCGTCGATCGCTTCGGCCAACCCCGCGGTCGCGTCCTTCTTCACCTTCACCGATTCCTTGTGGGCCTTATTCGTCGCGTTGATGACCGGGTCGAATATCTCGTCGGACCGCTTCAAAAGCGCCTTCGCCTTCAGGACTTGCTGGCCCGCGTTCGTGTAATCGTCGACCGTAACGATCGCGATCGCCTTTACCGCCGGCGCCGCGTTCGCGGCTTCGACCGTGTATTCCTCTATGCTGACCATTTTCGTTCCCCCTTTGTTCGCTGTTTCCTCAAAGTTCATCGTTAAACCCCCCCCGGGGTCAGTCCCGTTCCCAGGTATACTTCCGCCTGTTTCACGATCTTCCAGAATGTCGATTCTTCCGCGCCGACCCGGTTGAAGCAATACATCCCCGCGGCCACCAGCGCCTTCCCCCGGGCCGAATGAACTGTCCCGGCTCCCACCGCGGCCGGCGGCGCCTGAACGGGAGTCCCGGCCGGCGGCGCCGCGGGCTTCGCCCCGCCGTTCCCGTTGCCGTTCCCGTTGCCGTTCCCGTTGCCAGCCGACGCCCCGTTCCCGTTGCCGTTCATCTGGGACAGCGGGACGATCGCGACGACGTAACGGTATAGCGGCCCGCCGGTTTGTGAGTTCGTCGCGGCCGAATCCAGTACGTCCAATCCGATTGTTGCGCCTTCCAGGGGTCGCACCGCATCGAACAGGACTTCATCGTAGACCTTCAGGTAACTGTTTTGGCCCACCCTCAGCGTAAGACTTTCCTTCTCGACGCCGTCCTTGTCCGGCTTGAACTTCGACGTGATCCGTTGAATCGTGAATTTAGCGACAGCCATGTTTTCCCCCTTTGTCGTTGTGCTGACCGTGACAGCGTCCCCGGTCCAGCGGTTGTTCTAGAACATACCGGACCGTCGCGCATCCGGCCAGCACGACCATCAGCGCGACGATCGCGGTGAATCTCGTCATCGAATAACCTTCTCGCCGATCTTCGCGTCCGCGGGAACGTCTTTGATCTGCGTCCCGCTCAAGTACAGGTCCCCGCCCATAGTTACACCGCTTACACTGTGCCATCCCGTCCTCCTTCCGCCCTGGGGGCGGTCACTTCGCCTGCGGGGGCTGGGGTGGCCTCGATGCCGTAGGTCGTGTTGCACCAGTTGCGTTCGGAATAAAACGTCTTGCCGCAGTGTTTGCACTCGTGCACGTCGCCGATATTCTCCTTCCGGTAATCCATCGTGTGGTGTTTTTTGCAATAAGGGCAATGCACTTCCGGTCCGTGCGTGGCGCAGCCAACAGGAAGCGGATCGCCCCACGCATCCTTTAGATGATCGTCCCTCACTCCCCCTCCTCCTTACCCGGCTTCGCGGCTAGGGCGGCCTCTACCGTGGACCACGGGATCAAGTCGCGCACAATATCAGCGGATTGTTTCCGCGCTTTGGTTATGGCGGCGGAGGCGGAGGCGGAGGCGGAGGCGGCGGCGGAGTCGGCGGAGGCGGCGGCGGCGGAGGCGGCGGAGGCGGCGGCGTCGGCGGAGGCGGCGGCGGAGGCGGCGGCGGCGGCGTCGGCGGAGGCGGCGGCGGAGGCGGCGGCGGCGGAGGCGGCGTAGGCGGCGTCGGCGGAGGCGGCGGCGTAGGCGGCGGCGGCGGAGGCGGTTCGTACCTGTTCCATCGTCGCCTTCCCCTCGCACCACGCCTCTGCTGTTTCAATCGCTATCCGTGGGCGGTCCTCGCCTTTTTTGACGTATACCAGGGCCGTCATCGCGCACGCGCACGCCGTGCGAACCAGCAGTTTGCGATCCACCTCTGCCCGTCCAGCAATCCACAGCATCCAGTCCCCGCGTTGACATTCGGCCCATGCGGTAGATGGCGCA